TTATCTGCCAGTATTCTTCCGGAACGGTCCAATGGACTCCATCCTCGGGATCAAGATTCTTCCAGGATTGTGTCGGCATCATGATCGTACCGTCTTCTCCAACCACTTCAATCAATGCCTCAATAACGGTCTGCGCCCCGCCACAGACATAGCCCATTTTAGATAATGCTGTATGAACCATTACCGTATGGCCTTTCGTCAAACCTACAGAATGCAGCGCATTTACGATTTCATTTTTTGTAATTGGTTTCAAAACCATATCTCCCCTAACAGTTCTTTCAAAAGTTAATCCTACAAAGGCCTTGAAGGCCTACCGCATTATACCGCAGGTCAGGACTGTCTGCCACCGCAAATTGTCCAAATAGCGGGACGATTCATGGGAAAATCTCATGTATAATGGTATCGTGGAAAAATGCAGAGAGCCTTCCGGGCAACCGGAGGGTTCTTCTTTTTATGGAGGAAACCGCATGAAGAATCCTTTTGCTGGGCTGTTCCGTGCGCGGGATAAGCCCCAGGACAGCGTCAGCGCCGCGCCAACCTTCTACTTCGGCACCAGCGGCTCCGGGAAACCGGTCAACGCAAACACCGCAATCCAGCTTTCCACGGTCTACGCCTGCGTCCGGGTCATCTCGGAAACAGTCGCCAGCCTGCCGCTGGGAGTGTACGAAGCTAAGGAAGACGGAAACCGCAAAGCAACAGAGCATCCGCTGTATCCGCTGCTCCATGATGAGCCGAACAGTGAGATGACATCCTTTGTTTTGCGGGAAGTCATGCTGGCCCACATGCTGCTCTGGGGAAACAGCTACTGCCAGATCATCCGTTCCGGACGGAATCAGGTCACAGGCCTGTATCCGCTACTGCCGGATAAGATGACAGTGGACAGGGATAAGAAAGGCATCCTGACTTATACCTACATGACCAGCACGGGTGAACAGGTGGTGCTGTCCCCAGAGGATGTCCTGCACATCCCCGGCCTCGGCTTTGACGGGATCATGGGCTACAGCCCCATCGCGCTGGAGAAAAACGCCATCGGCCTGGGCATCGCGTCTGAGGAGTATGGCAGTAAGTTCTTCTCTAATGGCGCGCGACCCTCCGGTATCCTGACACACCCGAACACCGTGAAGAATCCGAAGGCCCTCCGCGAAAGCTGGAACAGCGCCTATGGCGGTTCTTCCAACAGCAACCGTGTGGCCATATTGGAAGAAGGCATGAAGTTTGAGCCGATTGCTATTCCGAATAATGAAGCGCAGTTTCTGGAAACCCGCAAGTTTCAGGTGGATGAGATTTGCCGGATTTACAGGGTGCCGCCTCATCTCGTGGGCAATCTGGAGCATGCAACCTTCTCCAATATCGAACACCAGAGCATTGACTTTGCTGTGCATACCATCCGGCCCTGGCTCGTCAGAATTGAACAGGCTATGAACCGCGCCCTTTTCACCGATCAGGAGAAGGGGCGCTTTTATGTGCAGTTCAACATGGACGGCCTGATGCGCGGTGACTACAAATCCCGCATGGAAGGCTATGCGATTGGCATCAACAATGGATTCATGTCTCCGAATGACATCCGTGCGTTGGAAAACCTGAATCCCATTCCCGCTGAAGAGGGCGGCGATACCTACCTTGTCAACGGAAATATGATGCCCCTGAAAATGGCCGGTGCCGCATACAGAAAGGAGCCAGAACATGAAGAGACTGAATCTGATAGGCGAACGCTTCGGTAACCTGACCGTCATTGATCGGGCAACGGTTCAGGACAGAAAGAATTACAAATGGCTCTGTCTGTGTGACTGCGGAAACCAATGCGAGGTTACCACTTGCCATTTACGAAGCGGTCATACCAGATCCTGCGGACGCTGTCAAACCTTTATCGAAGAAGGCGATATCGTGAAATGTGTCTTGCCTGATGGTGACTCGTTCATTTTCGACAAGGCAGATCTTCCTTTGGTACAACGATATTCGTGGTCTATTGATAATCACGGTTATGTTCGAAGCTGGTGCAGGGAATATGGTTTCTTCAAACTTCACCGATTGCTTACAGATATTAATAGCCCTGAATTGGTCGATCATATCAATGGCATTCGCAGCGATAACAGAAGAAGCAATCTTCGCTTGGCGACCACAACGCAAAATTCCCAGAACAGTGCCATGAGACACAGTAATCGGACAGGATACAAGGGAGTCACCCTGCATAAATCTGGCAAATACCACGCTCGGATTAATGTCAATAAAAAGTGCATTTCCCTTGGATACTTTTCCGACCCCACGCAGGCGGCTCTTGCTTACAACAAGGCCGCCAGACTTTATTTTGGCGAATATGCCAGATTGAACACAGCCTGATCAAATAATCCTGAAAGAAGGAGGTACACCTGATGCGACACTTTTGGAACTGGGTCCGCAATGACGATGAGTCTCGCACCCTGTACTTGGACGGAGTGATCGCGGAAGAATCCTGGTTCTCCGACGATATCACACCCTCTATGTTTAAGGAGGAGCTCTTCGCAGGGAACGGCCCCATCACCATTCATCTGAACTCCCCGGGCGGAGACTGCATCGCGGCCAGCCAGATCTATACCATGCTCATGGACTACCCCGGTGACGTGACCATCCAGATCGACGGTATGGCAGCCTCGGCGGCTTCCGTCATTGCTATGGCTGGCACACACGTGACCATGAGCCCCACCAGTCTGATGATGATCCACAATCCCTTCACGATGGCCATGGGCGATACGGAAGAGATGCGGAAAGCCATCCAGCTGCTGGATGAGGTAAAAGAATCTATCATCACAGCCTACCACATCAAGACTGGACTGAGCCGGGATAAGATCTCCCAGCTCATGGACAGTGAAACGTGGATGAACGCTCTGAAAGCCAAGGAACTCGGCTTCTGCGATGAAGTCCTGTACACCGGTGCGGAAGACCTGCCTGATGACATGGCGGCCTACACCTTTGAGCGGAAATCCGCTGCGGCCTGTCTCATGAACCGGGTGATCGCGTCCATGCCGAAACCACAGAACGTGGTGAAGGAAGAACCCGAGCACCCGCCTGATGTAGTACTCACTCCTGAGGAACCCGAACCTGTTAACCCTGACAACCGAGTAAAAGCGGCAGACCTTGAGAAAAGGCTGTCGCTTTTGAAATGATGAAGGAGGATTTTCATTATGAATCAGATTCTTGCTCTGCGTGAAAAACGCGCCAACCTGTGGAACGAGACCAAAGCGTTCCTGGAATCCCATCGTGCCGAAGATGGCACCGTATCCGCCGAGGACAATGCGACCTACGAGAAGATGGAGGCCGATGTAGTCGCTCTCGGCAAGGAAATTGACCGGCTTGAGCGTCAGGCTGCAATTGATCGTGAGATGGATCAGCCGACCGCTGCGCCGTTGGTTTCCCGTCCCGTTGCCCCCACTGCCCAGAAGCAGGGCCGTGCTTCCGATGAGTACAAGACTGCTTTCTGGGGCATGATCCGGAATCGGGTCGCCACTCCGGGTGTGATGAACGCCTTGCAGGTTGGCACCGACTCCGAAGGCGGCTATCTCGTACCGGATGAGTACGAACGCACCCTGGTGCAGGGCCTCGAGGAGGAGAACGTTCTCCGTTCGCTGTGCACTGTCATCCAGACCAGTTCCGGTGACCGGAAGATCCCGCTGGTGGCTTCCCACGGCACTGCCTCCTGGGTGGATGAAGAAGGTACGATCCCCGATAGTGATGACACCTTCGGTCAGATTACCATCGGCGCTCACAAGGTGGCCACCATGATCAAGGTTTCCGACGAACTTCTGCAGGACAGTGTTTTCAATATTGAAAGCTACATCGCTGCTGAGTTTGCCCGCCGGATCGGTGCTGCCGAAGAGGAAGCCTTCATCACCGGTAATGGCACCGGTAAGCCCACGGGTCTGCTGCATGCCACGAACGGTGCAGGCATTGGTGTTACCACCAATGGAAACACGCCGACTGCGGATGAGATCTTCGATCTGATCCACTCTATCAAGAGTGTGTACCGGAAGAAGGCCGTATTCCTGCTGAATGACAGCACCCTGAAGGCCCTCCGGAAACTGAAGGATGGTCAGGGCCAGTACCTCTGGCAGCCGGGCCTCAAGGAAGGTCAGCCGGACACCCTGCTGAACTACCGCCTGGTGACTTCTCCCTTCATGCCGGAAATCGACTCCGGAAACAAGGTGATCCTGTTCGGTGACTTCAAGTCCTACTGGATCGCTGATCGCCAGGGCCGTTCCTTCCAGCGCCTGAATGAGCTGTATGCCGCTACCGGCCAGGTTGGTTTCCGCGCTACCCAGCGTGTGGATGGCCGTCTGGTGCTGGCTGAAGCCATGAAGTGCCTGGCTGTGAAGGCCTGATTACTCAACGACCATGGGAGCCGTCTGTAATGGGCGGCTCCCTTCCAGCATTGGAGGTGCTGAGTTATGAGCTATAACGCGAAAAACTATACCGAGCAGGGCGGCGAAGTCACCCATATCGGCGGCAAACTGGTATTCGAGGAAGGCGGCAGTATTGCAGGATTCCCCGGTGCCGCGAACCAGGAACCCGTAACCGGAAACCAGGTGAAGGATGTGAAGGATGCCTTCAACGCTCTTCTCATAGGGCTAAAAAACGCCGGAATCATGGTTCCGGACAGTTGGAATGTCTCCGTTCTGGCATGCCCGACGCCTGCTTCCATGCCGACCAGTGAAACTGCCGCCAACAGTGGTCATGCGACCGTGACGATCGATGGTACGGAGATCACTATTACCCTCAACTGCAAGATCAGTGAACTGGCCGATGCTGACCATGGAACAACTTGGGGCAAGCATAAGTGGCTGGGCTTTGGTGTTCGCACGGGCCTTGGATCTGTCGTGGGCGTGAAGTTCACCGACGATACCGGCGCGAGTGTTACGCTGTCTGCGGATGACGCAGCCGAAGCGACTACCCTTGACCTTTCCGCTGGCGACTTTGTGCTGTACATCAAGGCCGATCAGGCAGAATACCTGACTGGTGATAAGCATTTCACCCTGAAGGCTGACGGCTATGCCGAGACTACCTTCACGATGAAGATCGTGGAGCCGACCACGCAGGAGGGATAAGTCATGTCGAAGTGCTATTTTGCCCATGGCGGTAATGAACTGGTCATCGGCGGGAAGCTGACCTTCCTGCCCGGTGCCAGTGTGGAAGGCGGCGAGGGACTGTTCGATCTTCCTCCGGGAAGTGAAACTGTCACTCTGCCCTTTCTGGCTGACAGCACGGCGACCACCGTAGCCCAGCTCCGTGAGGACTACAACCGCCTGCTGTCCGTACTGCGGGATGCCGGGATCATCGCGCCTCTTCAGGAGGTGATCCCCGATGATCGTGACGGTTGATGAGGTCAAAACCCATCTGCGTATCGAGCATAATGAGGAAGACAGCTATATTGAAGGCCTGATCAAACAGGCTCAGGCGGAGGCGGAGGATTACTGCCGGGTTTCCTTTGAGGAACCCGACGAGGAAGGCAATATCCCGGATGCTCCTGAGCCTGTCCGGCTGGCTGTCATCCTCATGACCAGTTTCTACTATGAAAACCGGGATATCCCGGACATGACGACCTACAAAGCAACCCGTATGGCTTTTGACAATCTGCTGTACCGGTATCGTGATCCCGCAAAGATGTTCTGACGGAGGTGATGATCCATGCGAGGTTACAAAAACTTCGAAAGCGATCCTCACCCCGGGGAACTCCGGCATAAGATCGAGATCGGTTATACAGAGAATGCCATCAATGAAAACGGGTATCCCGCCCCGACAGATGTCGTGGTCTGCCGGGTATGGGCCGCTGTGACGGACGCTGGAAACCAGCACTACAGGGCTGCCGATGTCATGAACACCGAGGCTGTCATCAACTTCACCATCCGGTACCGGGAGGACATCAAGCCTGGGATGTGGGTGCGCTTTCAGGGAGAGAAATGGAATATCTCAACTTTGGGCGAGTATAGCTTCAAACGCACCTATCTCGGCCTGAAGGCTTCCCTTGCCAAGGGGGTGAGCGGATGAAACAGGTACAGCAGGCTTTGGCGAACATCGGCATTCCTGTTTACTCTGGCATATGGCGGGCAACCTCGCCCAACCAGAACCCACCGGAACAGTACTGCGTTTACTCCACGACAACCACGGAAGGAAGCCATCACGACGATCATGTAACTTCCTTCCGCACTTTTGTTTACCTGAACCTGTGGAGTGATACCGATCCGACCGATATGGCGGATACGATCCGAATGGCTATGTACCAGTACGGCTTTACGATGGTTGAGGAATCCGACAAGGGTTACAACCAGCCAGCCTACGATACGGCTACCCGGCAATACACAGTCCAGTGGACATGGTGCTGGAGGGAGGATGTGGAGTATGGCAATTGAACTCCAGGGCTTTGATGACCTGAAGAATGACCTGACCAATATGGCCTACGCGCTGGATCAGGGTCCCGGTGTGAACCGTGCCCTGAAGGCTGGCGCTGTTCCTATCGAACAGCAGATGCTTCACAATGCCAGCACTGACCCGAAGATCATTACGGATGCCCTGCACTCTTCCATCCACACAGGATCGGTGAAGAAACGGCGCGGAAGCGGAAAGATGATCACCATCGGCGTGCATCACTCGGAAAAGGGAGCGTACTACGCAAACCCTGTAGAGTTTGGCCATGGTGGTCCCGCCCCAGCTCCCGCGCATCCTTTTGTCCGTCCTGCCTTTGATACCCGGGCTGATGAGGCCTATGAAGAAATGAAGCGCGTCCTCCGAGACGAGCTCAAAAACCGATGAATTTGGAGGTAAAAGATTATGCCTAGCAATCCTACCGCTTCTCCGACTGTTTCTTCTACGGTCGGCCTGAAGAACATGGTGATCGCCCCGCTGACGGTCGACACCGAGGAAACCCTGACCTATGGAGACCTGCAACTGGTGGCTGGCGCTATTGAGGCGACCATCACTCCGGACAATGCCGATCCGGATATCCAGTATGCGGACGACATCGAGTTCGATGTCCTGTACCCTGATCCTGAACTGACCTTCACCACGAAGATGGCCGACATTCCGCTTGCCATCCAGGAGATGATCTTCGGCAACAACATCGACGACAATGGCGTTCTGATCCGGACTTCCACGGACAAGCCCCCTTACTTCGCGGTCGGCTTCAAGAGTGAGAAGTCCAACGGCAAGTTCCGTTTCGTGTGGCTGTACAAAGTGCGGGCGAAACCCCTCACTGAGAACTATGCCACAAAGGAAGGCACAACCATCAACCGCCAGACCGGTGAGGTTGAATGGACCGCGATTAAGCGCACCCACGATTCCCGGTACCAGGCTGTTGCCGATGAGGGTGAAAACGGCTTTACCGCCGCCATGGGAGAAACCTTCCTGACGAGCGTGTACACGCCCAGCTTCACCCCGTAATCCCCATAACCCCGCTGCCGCATAGACATGACGCTGTGCGGCAGCTTTTTATTCTGTGATGGAGGAAATAAACATGATCACATGCACTCTCGGTGAAAAGAAATACACCATGGACTTTGTTTCCGGCAGGGCGCTGCGGGAAATGGAGCCTGCCGCGAAGACCTATGGCAAACTGGTTCGCCTGTCCCAGGATGCCGTGGAAGGCAAAGACATCGCTGAGGAACAGATGACGGTGACAGACGCTTTGGACACCATGGTGAAATGGTTCTGCATCCTTTTCAATAACCAGTTCACCCCGGATGAAGTGTACGACAATTATCCCGCCGACCGGCTGATGCACGATATCGCGCTGGCCCTGATGGCGGTTCAGACCCAGACCACTGAAGTGCTGGATTCTTTCCCTACGATTCCGGTGACGCAGGAAGCGGAGGAGATCCTCCAGACGATCACTCCGATCGCTCCGGAACCCTGACGCTGCCGGAATACATCTACGCCACATACAACGAGCTGATGAAAAATGGCTGGCGGATGAAGGAAATCGATGAAATGGACATGCTGGGTTTCCTGCGCCTGCGGGCATGGGATGCCCAGCGGGAGCATGAAAAGAAAAAACCTCGCCATGCTTTCATCGACGAGGTATGGAGTACTGTAAAACCTTAACGGGAGGTGAACATTCATGGCTGAAACCCTGCGCGAATTGGTGGTCGCGCTGTCGCTGGACTCCAGCAATTTCTCGCGCAATATGCGCTCCATCAATCAGCAGATCAAGGAAGCCGAGTCCACCTTCCGTCTAGCGGGCGCTGGCGTGGAGAACTTTGAGAAGACCGTTGCCGGAACAGAAGCAAAGCTCTCTATGCTTGGAAACAAGCTGACCCAGCAGAACCGTGCCGTGGAGCAGTACAGCCGTGCCCTTGTTGCCGCCAACGATAAGCTGAAGGAAAACTACGACCGGCATAAGGATTATTCTGCCCGGCTGGAACAGGCGAAGGATCGTCAGGAAGCCCTGCGCTTTGAGGTGGAAACTGCGAAAGTCGCCTATGAGCATTACCGGGACACCCTCGGGGAAACGGACTCCGCGACGATTGCCGCAAAGCAGAATCTGGAACGGTACCAGCAGGAGCATGCCGAAGCGACCGCAGAGGTCACCAAGCTGGAAGGCCAAGTCAAGGCCCTGCAGAAAACCATGCAGAACAGTGCTGACGCTGCTTCCAAGGCCGCGACAGATCTGAACAACGCCAAAGCTGCTGCTCGGGAAACGGATGCGGAGATCAAAAAGCTGACGGAAGAACTGTACCGGATGAAGTCCGCATGGACGCAGGCCGGGACAACACTGACGAACTTCTCGAAGAAGTGCGGAACGCTGTCCAAGGCCATGACCAAGGCGGGAAAGACGCTCACAACGCACATCACCACCCCGATCGTGGCGCTGGGAACGACAGCTGTTAAGGCCAGTATGGACTTTGAGTCCTCGTTTGCGTATGTCCGGAAAACCGTGAACGGCACAGAAGAGGACTTCAATACCCTCGCCGAGGCATCCAAACGGATGTCCACCGAGATCGCCACCTCTACGGATGAGATCAACGCCGTTATGGCCACGGGTGGTCAGCTGGGTATTGCAACTGAGCATATCGAGGAATTTGCCCGGGTCATGATTGACCTGAGCAACGCATCCACAGACCTGGATGCGGATACCGCCGCTACCCAGCTGGCGAAGTTCGCCAATATCATGGGTACAAGCCAGTCGCAGTTTTCAAATATCGGCAGTACGATTGCTATGCTGGGTAACAACTTCGCCACTACAGAAGCGCCTATAGCTGAAATGGCAATGCGTATCGCCGGTGCCGGAAAACAGATCGGACTGACGGAAGCACAGGTATTGGGCCTCGCGACAGCCCTTTCGTCTGTCGGTATTCAGGCACAGGCC